TCAGATTGGCTTCTAACGGACTTTTGGCCATCAGGCCAAGGCAGATTCAAGGGCTAGGAGGCACATCAACCCTCGCAACCAATATGTGCACGGTGTGTATGTGAAAACACACGCGTTAATAGAATAGATAGGATAGAATAAAGACTTTTGTTTTTAAATCACCTGTCTATGCTTTTGAGGAGACCACCATGAGAGAGACTGGTAGCACTGGCTTCCAGCGTAAACTGATCAAGGATCTGAGAGAACGTTTTCCTGGATGTTACATACTCAAGAATGACCCAAACTATATTCAAGGCATCCCTGACCTTTTGGTGCTCTACAACGAGTCGTGGGCCGCACTTGAAGTCAAAGGAAGTTCGAATGCGAAGCATCGCCCCAACCAAGACTACTACGTCGAGGCGATGGACAGAATGTCGTTCGCAGCCTTTGTATATCCAGAGAACGAGGAGGAGATCCTAAATGCGCTTCAACGATCATTCGGCTCTTGTCGGTAAACATGCGACCCTCAGTGCTAGCAAGTATCATTGGGTCAATTACGACAGCGACAAGATGGCTGCCGTCTTCCGAGCATCTCAAGCCGCAAAGCTTGGAACCGAACTCCATGAACTTGCCGCCAACCTTATTCGGCTCGGCGTCAAGCTTCCTCGTTCGCCCAAGACTTTGAATCTTTATGTCAATGATGGCATCGGATTCAAGATGTCGGTCGAGCAGCCTTTGGTATATTCTGCCAATGCTTTTGGAACAGCTGACGCCGTCGCCTTTCGTGGCAACACGCTTCGAATCCATGATTTGAAGACTGGCGCCATCCCAGCAAGCATGGTTCAGCTTGAAGTTTACGAGGCTCTTTTCTGTCTCGAGTACAATCTCAAGCCAACTGACATCAAGGCCGAACTTCGCATTTACCAGAACGATGAGGTTTTGATCCACAATCCAGAGATGGACGATATTGCGCATATTATGTCGCAGATTATTGTCTTTGACAAGATTATCGAGGACATCAAGGCGGAGGGTTAACGATGGACATCACTCCACAAGAGCTATATCATTATGGAGTCGCCCGCCGTTCCGGACGTTACCCTTGGGGGTCGGGTGAGAATCCGTTTCAACGAAACGGTGGTTTTATGTCGCAGTACTCGACTCTTAGAGAAAAGGGTATGAGTGACGCCGATATTGCCAAAGGCATGGGTATTTCAACCCGACAACTCCTTGCCAAGAAAACCATCGAACTCAACAAAGAGCGCCAAGCCAAAGTTGACGCTGTCCAGAAACTCAAGGACAAAGGTTGGTCGAACTCGGCTATCGCTGATTACACAGGCTTGAATGAGTCTTCCGTTCGATCTTTGCTGGACAAAGAGATTCAAAAGCGCCAGCAAGTGCTCATGGACCGAGCCAACGTCATCAAGAAGGCTGTCGACGAACAAAGCTATGTCGATATCGGTGAAGGCGTTGAGTATTCGCTGGATATTTCAAGAACCAAGTTCGATGCGGCTGTTGACGTTCTTAAAGAACAAGGCTACAGCGTTCACAAGGTATATACTCAAACTGGTCGCAACGGCCAAAAGATCACCCAGCTTGTCATCACAAAGCCTGGCGTTGATTACAAAGAGCTCATGGCCAACAGAGACAAGATTGGCTCGATTGAACAGTTTTCTGATGATGGTGGTCTTACTTTCAAGAAGCCGCCAAAGCCAGTCTCGGTGGATTCCAAGCGAGTTAAAATTCGTTACGCCGAAGAAGGCGGCATAGATCGGGACGGTTTGGTCGAGATTAGGCGTGGAACTGAAGATTTGAGTCTTGGTTCTGCTCGGTATGCCCAGGTTCGAATCGCTGTAGATGGCACTCATTATATCAAAGGTATGGCCGTTTACTCTGATGATCTTCCTAAAGGTGTGGATATCCGAGTCAATTCAAACAAGAAGAACACCGGCAATAAGTTGGATGCACTCAAATCTATGAAAGACGACCCTGAACGTCCTTTCAAGACTGTGACGCGCCCTCCTGTCTCGTATATTGACAAGCATGGTAAGAAGCGATACTCACCAATTAACGTGGTTCAAGAGGAAGGCGATTGGAATCAATGGTCTACCCGATTCTCTTCCCAGTTTCTTTCCAAGCAGAACCCCAGGTTCGCTAAGCAGCAACTTGAGCTGACACACGCAAAGAAGCGAGCTGAGTATGAAGAGATTATGTCCATCTCCAACAAGACAATCCGCAAGGAAATGTTGAAGGAATTTGGAGATAGTTGCGATTCTGCCGCCACCCATTTGAAAGCAGCTAGTCTTAAAGGGACCACAACTAAAGTAATACTCCCTGTTCCAGATTTGAAACCCAACGAAGTATTCGCTCCCGGTTACAAGAATGGAACCAGGCTTGCTTTGGTCCGTCACCCGCATGGTGGGCCGTTTGAGATTCCCGAGGTTGTTGTCAACAACAAATCTCCAAAAGCGAGAAAGACAATACCTCACGATGCTTTGGATGCTATTGGTATTCATCCAAAGGTTGCTGCGAAACTATCAGGTGCAGACTTCGATGGCGATACTGTTCTTGCCATCCCTAATACTAGAAAGCAGGTCGTCCACAAGAAGACCCTCAAAGGACTAGAAGGCTTTGAGCCGAAGGCTATTTATAAACTCCCCTATAAAACTGAGAAGGAAGCCAAGAAAGATCCACGGTATATGAAAGATACCCAGAAGCAAATGGGTATGATCACCAATCTTATCACAGACATGACTGTCAAAGGTGCGTCCGAAGATAAGATTGCCCGTGCCGTTCGGCATTCCATGGTTGTTATTGATGCTGAGAAGCATCAGCTAGACTACAAGAAGTCATATAAAGATAACGGCATTAAAGAACTGCAGGACGAATACCAGCCTGCGGCTCGGGGTAAGAAGAAGAGTGGTGGTGCTTCGACTCTGCTGTCCCGTTCAAAGGCTAGTGTCTACATTCCAGAGATCAAACCCAGATCTGCCGCGAAAGGTGGACGCTATGATCCGAAGACGGGACGCAAGGTTTACGAGAAGACCGGAGCTACTTATTACAGCAAGAAGACCGGTCGTCGAATAGCTAAGCAGACCAAAGTACACCGGATGGACATTGTAAATGACGCCTTCGAATTATCATCCGGCACTTTTATAGAGGGGGTATATGCAACCCACGCCAATAAAATGAAGGCCCTCGGTAACAATGCCCGCAAGGAGATGTTAGCAACACCCAATTCTAAGTATAACCCTTCTGCTAAGAAGGCTTATAAGAATGAGGTAGACTCTTTAACTCATAGTTTAAAGTTGGCCAAAGCAAACAAGCCCCGTGAGCGAAAAGCCCAGCTCATGACCGAGACCATTATGAAAGAAAAGCTCAAAGAGAATCCTTCCCTTTCGAAGGAGGACGTCAAGAAGCTTAGGTACAAAGAGCTGTTGCGTCAAAGGAGAAGGTTTAATTCCGAGCATCAAGACATAAAGATCTCCCCAAAAGAATGGGATGCCATTCAAGCTGGGGCGGTTTCGTCTGAGACGCTTAGACAGATCATGGCTAACACCAATAAGGATAGACTTAAGGAGATGGCTATGCCTCATGCCAAGCCTACGATGAGCCCTGGTAAAGTAGCTTTAGCTAAAGCTAAGCTTGCTTCCGGCTACACGTTGGCCGAGGTTGCTGAAAGCCTAGGCGTCTCCACCTCCACTCTTAGTCGGGCTATCAAGTAAGGAATGTAATGGCTAGGTTCATGCTAACTACTGTTGACAATCCTTACAATCCTTTCAAGAGTTATGAGGATTGGTATGCTTATGACATGGAGAAAGGTTACAACAGTTGTCAACTTCTAGCTCGAGTCATTGTTACATCGGATGAACTAAGTGAACAACAACAAGAAGATTCGTTGCTTGATGCTTTGGAAGAGATTCTTGAGTACAATACGACTGGGCTCTATGCCGTTGCTGTCGACAAGGAAGATAATTGGTTGATTGCTCCTGAAGATTCAATAAAAAATAACGAAAATAATAAAATAAAATAAAATAA